GATAGCAATAATAGGAACCTCTTCGCCAATAGCCATTAGTTTAAGTTCTCTTGAAAGGTTCTTCATTCGTACCGTTTCATTATCTGACTTCTGATTAGGAGCCATTAACTGAAGGTAGTCAACGATTACAAAGTCTGGCTTGTACTGATCAATCTTTCCACGAAGCACTGAAGGATTAATTTCTCCACCGCTATCATTTGAAATAATGTGAAACTCTGGCTTTCCTGCAAGATTTTTTGCATGCCAATCCTTTAGCATATCAATCTCAATCTCACCGTTACTAATCTTTCTGTGAGACCAACGGCCTTCTCCCATAATAGTAAACACACGATTGCGAACTTCAGTCTCAGACATTTCAAGAGAGATTACCATTGGAGACTTACCCTGCTTCCATGCCTGAACAGCAAAGTAAAGTGCAAGCCAAGACTTTCCAATTCCTGGATAAGCAAGGAATACTCCAAGTTGTCCTGGCATAATTCCAGCAGGTAAATAATTATCAAATCCTGGTAGTCCTGTTTTGATTCCAGACATACCAAGTGCCTGTTGCTTTTTAACATTTTCAAAATATGCAATTGCAGACTCAAGATCAGTAACATCAATATCACGAATTGCAGCAGTGTTCTTTTTTAGTTCTGAAGTTTTTGTAATTAATTCATTAAGTGCCACAGTTCCATTATTGTTTTGAATATCAGATGCTGCAGATCTAATTATATCTTTTAAACTATCTGTAAGATACTCGCCCTGTAACTCTTCGAGGTGATGCTTCGTTGCACCAACACCTACTACTGGATCGAAGTCTCTAAATTTTTCAGTAACCAGTTCTAATGGTGGAAGAACGGAATTGTTTTCAAAATATAATCTAACAAAGTTCCAAATATCACCGTGGGTTCTGAGAAGATTATCAACATTAGCCTGAAGAAGAACATGTATTTGTTTATCTTTTAAAACAGCGGTAAGTAGTTTTGCCTCTGTGTTATTCACTTAGCCACTCCTTTGCCAATCTTCTGCGCTCATTGCGCTCTTCAATATCTTTAACTTTATCTTTTTTTGCTTGCAATATTTTTTCTGCATTATATGCAAAGTAATTCCAAGAAGGATTTTCTGCAACTGAAAAGTAATACTCAAGTATATCGTAACATCCTGGTAGTGTATATGACTCTACAAGGGCATCAGAGGCCCACTGCTCCACATTTAGGTTGAGGGATGGCTTTGATTCGTACCTTGCGGTATGATACTTGCTGTATCTTGAAAGCAAAGCCATACGGTCTTTGCGTTCAGCCATTATGCTTCGGCAGCCTCTTCTTGTGCCTCTTTAATCTTTTCTGTAAGTTTATCTTCAACAAACTTATATACACGCTCAAAAGCCTGATCTGGGGTTTCTCCATTACGTCTTGCATCTACAACTCCAAGATCAAGTCTTAGTGATTGAAAGTTGCCAAGATTAAGTGTGTAACCAAGTGTAACGGATACCTTTGTCTCTTCGTTTTGCATTTTATACCCTTCGTTAAATAGACTCGTTCCAGATTGGAACAAATCTCCCATCTTCTGTTTTCCTATATGTAAGTATACCATTGCCCATTCTACGTGTCAACTCTTGTTTGCTGGGCGTAATATCATTTGTTATTAATTTATCTTTTCTTGGTCTACCAATATGGTATGAAGCAAGTATATCACGAATCTCTTTTACTTGAGATTCTGAGTAATACGATCTTACCTGAAATCCTCTTGCCCCACCTTTTTGAGATCCTGTTGGAAAAGGAATGACTCCTCGTTTCATTAGTGATGGCATGTATTTTTTATGACGATTAACTAAATCAGCAGTCTGCCCAACAGTATAGGCTCGCTCTCTTTTATTTTTAAACTCACTAATCAAACAACTTTCAATTTGATCTTTGTTTATATTATAAACAGACATAATTCCATTAGAATGATTGTAATGATGAATTCTTACAAGATCATTATTTAAAAACCAAACCTTTTTATTACCTGGTATTACAGGTGACTCATTGTACTTTTCGCTCTCAATTGTTCCCTTTTTAGTAGCCATCGGCCCTCCTGAGAATTATTAGGCGGATGAAAAAATTTTCTTGACCCGCAAAGAATACAGTATAACTCTAAATTGTTTATCTCTGTATACTGTCTATCTATAAACATTCTTCCATTACATTTTTCACATGAAATCATTAATTTGGTATTCCAATAATAACTAGGTTAATTCCAATACTAGTATCTCCTGCAGCATTAAATTTAACAGTTCCTTCAACCTTTGAAGTTGAAACACTTTTTAGTGTAACTGTTACATCTTTACCAGCATCTGTATTTCCAACGTTTACTGGTGTTGCTGTAACTACTGGAGCAAACTTAAACTCAGTTTGAAAGTCATATGAGAATGGCTGTGATGATCCAGCAGTCTGTGTGGTGCTAGTAGTTACCTGAACATATCCACCAATAATTCTTGCTTCAGAAGCCTTCACGCTTTGCTTACCAGCATTTGGCGTATCAACTGTTACATACTTGTAGTTTGAAGGTGATACCTGTGTAGAAAGATCATTGATAGCCTTAACAATCTGATAAATATATGTAACGTCTAGTGGTTGTCCACGCTCTGGAACAGGTAAAATTGCCATAGTATAATTATACCAGACTCACGATTCCAGAATCGTATACCTCTAATGCGTCTTCTAGCCTTGGATTTATTGATGAAACCTGAACAACTGCTCTTATAGACTGATTTCCATTTTTTAAAAAAGAATAATTTTTTGATGCAGTAGAACCTACATAAGATGGCGTTGCTCCACCAAAACCTATAAAAATATCATAAAGTATTTGTATTGATGAGTCACCAGCAACCCAGTTTATTAACACAGTATTTCCAACAAAATTCATGTCACCATCACCAAATACTACAACGTCTGATCCAGTGATAAATATTTTTGAGTATGCAGACTTTCTGTTTTTGTCTTCTGCAACAATTCTAAACCTTACTACTCTAGAGTTAGAGGATGTAACTTTTCCAAGTGATTCTTTTTTAACAACAACGTTCTTAATTCCTTTATCTGCCATTACCCGACATCCAGCGCAAATCTAAATTCAATATAGTTTGTTGTATTTGCTGACTTTACAATTGGCTTTGAGCCTATACTTTTAATTACAGAGTAGCCAGTAAGACCATACAAAGAGTTTGTAGAGGTTGTGTTTTCTAGCCTTAAACCATCTAAGCAAACATAAAACAGGTCAGAAGGAGATCCTGCTTCAGTAACACATGCGTAAATCCTTGTCACAGAAACTTCTCTCCAGTCAAAGTTATCTGTTTTGTTTAAATCTTTAAGTGATTTTGTAGAAACTAGATATCTGTTTGTGGCCAGGTTTCTTTTGTCTGTAGCAGTTCCAGCAATATATGACTGATCATCAATGTTTACCTCAAACCTTGCATACTCTTGGCTTGCGTTTGGACCTGAGTGAGCAAACTCTAATAATATTTTAACATTATCTGGGACAGTATTTGAGTTAGCAACCTTGTTTACAACAGAAAATGCAAACCTTAGTTCATCTAAAGGACTGTTTTTTGTAAAATCTACAGATGTTTGATTTAGCCTAATATATTTAGAGTCTGCTCCAACCTGTATCTTTCCAAGAGAATTGGTTGTTAGGGTAGAACTATTTCCTACAATGGCAATTATATTATTTAAAAATCTGCATCTTTCATTTCTTGCAAGTCTGTCTGTCTGTGTAAATATTCTGTTGTCTGCATTTGTTTGAAAAACAGTAGCAGTTTGATTTATTATTCCGTTATCAGACTCTCCATCTAAAGGTGTATAAACTGATGGTATTTGAACAGCAGCAGAACCAACTGGCTGATATAGCCAATTGTCTGTGTCTGCAAAAGAATAGATATTTCTACTATCATATGATCCAGCAACTGGGTTTGATGCTGCCGAGAATACTCCTACTTCTGTAATCTCATATCTTTCTTCTGTTGGCAATTCTGCGGTTAGAACTATTTTATCTATACCGTCTTCATTTACAAATCCTCTAGAAATAATAGGAACTCTAAACATCTCAAAATCTAGAGATTGTTTTAGTCTATAGTTACCAAAATTACCCCCGTCAGAAGGCACTGGAGTGGGCCCACAGCCTACAGCAATGTGAGAGGCATATGATTGCGTCTGCCCCACAAGATACTTGGCTAAAAGATTTTTACCTATATTAGTTATCATTAATTACTCCCATATCATATACTATGTATTGTATCACTAAAAGTATCTCCACTAGTTAAAATTTGAACCTCTGCTTGCTCGCCCTCTTTAACATTAATTAGATTAATAATTAGGTCGCCGCTTATTGGATCTATGTAAACCGATTTACAATTTGGTGTTTTTTTCCATTTAGTCTTATCTTTTTCATTTGGATTGCTTTCTGGGGGAGATATGTCGTAACCAGTTCCACAGACTGGTAGGTGGTCAAAGATAGACAAAGATAAAGACTTAAAGTAAGAGTCTGATTCTTGTAATCTTAAAACATTGTTAGGGTTGTACTGTAAGTATAGGTCTGTTAAATTTTTAATTGGAGAGTATACTACCTTTTGCCCATTTACCAAGTCATGCCTAGATATAGTTGCAAGTTCATAGCCACCAATATCTTCAAAGATTAGGTCTGTCATTATGTCAATAGACATTACGTCTTCATTAAATAAAATTAAATCTCGAGTTGCTATCTTTACTGAATCATCAATTCCTTTTGGCAATGCTTTGGGCAGTGCTGCAACTGCATCTCCTGATGTTGGGCTTGTCATTAAACAACCTCACTTAAAAATAATGTCATATCTGGTCCACTAGAATCTCTTGAGAAGTCAATGTTATAAACAACAAACCTGCTAGAAGAGTTTGCTGCCATATCAATAGCATTTTCTTTATAATCTAAACTAACTATGTCACCAAGTTGTATTGTTGGTATTGCAAATATTTTAACTCCAATAGACTTTCTAGGCTTTGATGTTTTTTCTATCATCCACTTCATTAGACTTGAGGCTTCATCCTGTGACTGTATATATGGGGTATCTAAAGAAAAATCTTTTTTACCATAAGTCATTCTACTAAGTTTGATGTCTTGATAGTCTTGTTTAAATTTAAATGGGTTTGAAATTAATTTATCTGCAACAAACTGTGGATTTGATGTAAGGCTATTCTTATTAAAATAATCATCAACTGTTATGTTGTTGTTAGATTCTTGAGTAAATGTAACACCCTGGATTCTTAGATAGTTTCCACTTGTTTCGTCTAAACTTAATGCAGAGTCTGTTGCATTAAATATTAAAAACTCTGCGCCATATGATCCCGCTCTAAACCCAGAAACTACGTAGCCCTTCATCTTATTAAAAGTTGGTGATATTTTTGCTGTAAGTGCTGGATAGGCTTTATCATATTTAAAATTAAATACTGCTGCCTCTCTCATTATGCTTCCAAACTCTTCAAAATATATGTCATACTTTGGAGGCTCTGAGGATCCAATACCAGATAGATATGTGTTTTGTATCAAACCACTAATTGCATATTTTCTAAATGATTCGTTTGCATCAACCTCATTATCTCCAAATACAGAATTAACTGGAGCACCCAAAGAGAAGGAAGTATTTTGAGAGTAGTTGTTGCATAGTGCATAAACATTCTCAAACATTGCTCTTGAAGAACCTCTTGTGAATAACGCTATGTCAGAGTAAACTGGTAGTGGATCATTGTCGTCTACTGTCTTTATTAGTCTTCCATTCATGTACAGATAAAATCTTCTCGTCTTTCCTATGTCTTCGTACTCTACTGCTAAATCATATACCGTTGGATTTTCCTCAGCAAACATTCTTGACTGACCAGTAAATCTTCCATCGTCAACAGTAATTTGAGCAATACCATCCCACAAACTTATTGGAACACCTGCTCCATTATTAGATTTTACTTTATAAAAGAAAACATTGCTGACAGATTGTCTATCTGTTTCTGATAGATTTCCTAGTCCAAGGGCTGCTATTTCAAAATAATATCCTACGTTTGTTTTAGGATTTAGCATTACAGCAATCCCAGCAGACCCACCAGCAATGTTTATATTTTTATCTGGGGTTGAACCATTTACAACATAGTAGGTTGAAGAGCCATTAGATGTTTGACCACGATCCTCATTATTTTCTATTTTTCCAACAATTCTTAGTCTTGTTCCAAAATGCTTATATTTTTTACCCTGTAAAGATTTATGTACATAGGAAATAAAGTTTCTTGGTTTTTCTTTTGTTGTAAAGTTTGGGCCAGTTAGTGAAAGTGCTGAAGACTGAATTGATCCTGGAACTTGCTGAGTGTTTGTAGTTATTTCTCCAACCATAGAAGTTGACATAAAGTTTTTAATAATTCCACTTCTAGAAGATGTCCTTGCTAGTGCATCAGAAGATATTCCAGCGTCAGTTATTTTACCAGCAGCCTTCAGAAGATCTATTTCTTCCTGTGTTGCTCCTGGCAAAATAGTTACTTCAACATTAAGATCTCCTAGATCTTTTTCAAATAAATATTCTGAAACCATGTAGCATCCCTTAACATTGTCGTCAGACTTCCAGTAATCAGATATGCCTGCGCTGTGCGCTACAACTGTTGTTCCAAATTGTCCACGACCATGCTTTTGAACTTCTCCATTTTGAAGTTTAACAACTCCAGATTGCTCAAAGTACTTTGGCTCTGAGTAAATTCTTACAAGACCTGTTGGATATATCTTTCCATTAAACGGTAACTTAGAAAAATAGTTTTGATAGTCTTCGATAGAGGTTATCCAAACATTTCCAAATCCAGTAACATTATACTGAACGGCATCATATTTTATAATTTCACCTTGTGAATAAAAATATCCGTTGTATCTTGTGATCCAGTATGCAGCCTCACCAAGACTAAATGTGTTATTTATAACAATGTTATTTTTAACAACTGGAACTTCTGCTGAAAGATTAGAATTTAATGGTATTGCAGAAAGAACATATGAGGACTGAGTGCCAACCTCATTATTGATTGATTTTGTATTTTCTGTTCCAGATACTTCCCACAAGAGAACTGGCTTGTATGTATAGAACCTTTCATCATCTAGAAGGCTTGCCTGTCTTAACGATCCAATAGATCTTTGTATATGCCTTGTTGTATAGTTGATCACTCCACCATTGTAAACATTGTTGGTCTGAACAGATACCGATATAACATTTGCAAGTTTTGCATTTGTTAAAGTTTTGTTTTTAATTTCTCTTTCTTCAAAAATGTCATTTGTTCCTTTTAGAGCAAAGGTTATTGGCCTTTGTGTATCAGATGGCATTATATAGTCTTTACTCATCATAACAAAGTTATTGTATTCATCAAAGAACATGGCTGTTTGTGTTGATACTGCTAGGTCTTGAAGAATCTCTGCAACACTTTTATCTGGGCCAACAAAAAAATATGGGATTATTATTTCTTTTTCATTTGCAACTCTTTTAAATGTGTAATTAGAAAATCCAATATGATCTAGTAAAAGAGAAACAGCAGAACTTACAGAAACTTCAGTCATTAATATTTGTGGTGCTGTTATTGATTCTAGATACCAGTACATATCTCTTAATGAAAGAGAAACAGTTTTTTCCATTAAATCTTGTTTTTGAAATGCATCTGAGTATAATGTTTTTATTGGAACGTAGTAGTCCCAACCACCTACATCAACAACAACTTCATAAAACTTAAACTGAACATGTCTATTTATATATTTTGCTATTATGCTTGAAGAGTTGTTCTCATTAAAGGCTTGATCATAATCAAAAATATTTATATTTCCATTAGAGGCAATTAACTGTCCAACTGGCAAACCGCTCACACCAAGATCTGATGCACTCTTGTTGATTGAGTAGTCTAGTGTTTTTTCAGATAGATTCATTGTAAGCCTTGGAGATATTTCTATAAGGTCAAATGTTGAGTCCTTTACATTCATTGCATCTACGACAATCCTAATTCCAGATATATATTCAAACTCTCTGTACTGTGCTTTTCCATCTACCGCTTTTATAAATACATTAGGGGATGTTGCGTCTGTTACAAAGTTGGTTAGCCTATTAACTGTTTCATCTTCTACGTACCAGCCGTATCTTGGACTTATTACTGTGTAATCTATACCATTCCAAATATAAAACTTTCCTATGTCATTTTCATTTTCCTTAACAAGATAAGCATAGCCAACTACTGATTGTTCAGGAAGCAAAGATATACTTGTATATGTTTCTGCAAAGACAAAGTTTGCCCTCCACTCTTCAGGCACCATTAGTCCATAAGCAATTTCAACATATCCGTCACTCTTAATGACTGATGATCCGTCTGATCTTCTTATTGCTGGATTAAAAGAAATAACGTCTTGCCAATTTCCCTCTTTTAAAAACTGAATCTTCCATCGAGTAGGAACCTTCTGGTTTAACTCTCCAAAGAAAGGATCTGAAAATGCTCCTGTTGGAGAAGAGAATGGTCCTAGGTTTTCTGTTCCAGTGTGTGTTTGCATTTTAACTACAACTCTATTTGTTGGAACCTGCTCCTTATAAACCACAAATGGGCAAGCATCCTCTATGTAGTTTTGAGATGCTCTTACTTTTGAAGCAATTCCATATTCTTGTCCAGACTCTGTTCTATAGGATGTCCAATACTTAAATTTATCATTTTTGTCTGGCATATAGTATCTAGGTCGATCTGCCATTACAAGATTTGGATGGTGTAGTTTTCCATTTTCAAAGAATACTGCCTTGTTAATTCCAGACCTTGGTCTAAATTGCTCAAAGCATGCCTCTAGTGAGTATAGAGTTTTTAGTTTTTCTTTTTTAGTTAAAAATGTTGTTGGAATGTCGTCGTTGTCAAATGTTCCATCTACCAATACATCTGCATCAGTTGCGCCTGTATAAAAATTACCAGCATCATTAATGTCAAAACTGGTTGGCAAAGATGAATAAACAGATGAAGAGTCTGTTGGTCTATATCTATAATTTCCAATATGTTTTATATTGGTTGGTATATTCATGTTCCATTCTGCTATTATTATTGACTTATTACGTATAGTAGGGGAAGTCTCTAAAAATGTTTGCAGGTCTTTGTCTTCAAACATTATACCTCTTCCAGACTTATTGAGACATTCCAGTAATCAAAATTAGTTCCTCTTTTTTCAACAGAGTAAGAAAAATCACTAATAAACATTTCAATAAGTTGGTTATATTGTCCAAGATGATCGTATGGTTCTGATGTTCCTTTAAAAATTCCTTTTCTGTCATATGCAAGAAATACCCAGAAAGACCCCTTGTGTGAGTCATACCACTCAAGCATGTCTGCCCCTCCTGCGCCACCATCCGTCGTATAAGAGTTGTATGGAGAAATTCCAGTTGCAGTATCAAAGGTTGGTATGTTTAAATGGGACCTAGAAGGTATCATATTCCAACTTGTGCTTAATGTAATTTTGTCTGCAATATGATATGATCTCATTCTGCCATTGATCATTCTTTCACGCTTTTCAATTCTTTCCTCAGAAAACTCAAGTGGCTGTCTATTGTCGTCAGTAATTAACAAAAATTGATCTAGTAGTGTTTTATCTTCAACGCTTTCTGGGTCTACTCCAATTTCATATCCGTATGGTATATACAAACCATCTTGAAGGGTTCCTGAGTTTTCAGACCATAGCATTCCACTAGGTCGAACATACTTCTTTCGACCACGCATATATACTACTCTTGGATCTATATCTTCATTAGCCATTTATTGCTACCCCCCTAATTCTTCTGTCGTCAACCCTTTTAATTGTTGACATTACTGCTTGTGCAATCTCGTTTGGATTTGCATTTGTCTTTGCATTAACTGTTAATGTATATGTATTATTATACACTGCCCCGCCAGTTGCGTCTCCATTATTAATCTTCTTAAGATTATCTACACCGTAAGAGTCTACAGCATACTTGCTCATCACAAATTCTCCTGGTGTTAGCATTGCTGGTACTGTGTCAGTTCCTGATGCATATCCACCAACAGCAAAATACTTAGGAACAAATCCACCAACAGAATATCCTGCTGCTCTTCCTCCAGGAAACATTAAAGCATCTGCAAGCGCTAAACTTGAATTCCAAGAATTAAGCGCTTGTATTGCTTTTGCTGCTGCATCTGCTGCAGCGTTTCCTGCAGCAGTATTTCCTTTTTCTCCATCTGAACCTAAAGAATTATAAAAACCAAGAGAAGAACCACCTGCAGCATCTCTTCCGTCTTTTCCTTGAATGGCTTTGTCCATTGCTGCTATAGCATCTGCTTTAGCCTTGGCTTCTGCTGCTGCTGCTGCAGCCTGTGCTGCTGCTTTGGCTGCTGCATCTGCTGCTTCTGCAGATGTTGATGCATCGGTTGCAGAGTTTGTTGCTGGTTTAATTGCACCTTCAACAAAGGCTGCTGGATTATTAAAAGCACCATCTTTGCCACCAGTTTCTGCTGCATATGCTGCAATTAACTTTGACTGAGTACTTATGGCAAGACCCATTGAGTCTACAAAGGATGCACTCTTAATAAGTGCAAGATCTACCTGATTTTTAATTGCTTCCCATGCATCTCTTGTTCTTCCAAGAACAGTGATACCCTCTATATCTTTATCCAACTGGATTTGTCTTAATCTATTTAGTTCTTGTGCTGGTTCAATTTTCTTTTCTTCTAAATCAAAGATCTCATCTTGTAGTTTTTTAATATCTGCTTCAAGTTCTTTTCTGGTTCTGTATGTTTTTGTAACAGGATCATAGGCTTGAACTCCAGCCAACTCATACTTTCTAGACTGCTCTACAGCATCCTTCTGCTTTGTAACTGCATCGGCTGCTTGCTGTGCTCTCATATCTTGTGCAGCCCTGGCTGCTGCTGCTATATCTCCAGATGTTAAGGCTTCTGCAAGTGTTAGTTGTCCCTTTTGTTGACTAGATATTGCAGAGTTTGCTTTTTCTATTTCGTCTAAAGCGCTGATTCTTTCATCATACTTTTCATTAATCTTTTCTTCTTGATCTGCAATAGACTTTAGTGCTGCTTCTTTGTCATCAACTTTGTACTGAATTGCTGCAATTTGATCTTGCGCTTCCTTTATGGTTTTATCATTTCCTTTAGTATCTAACTTAAACTGTATGTTAAGTGCTGTTTCTTGAACATCAAAAGACTGCATAGCATTGCTATAACCTTTGTCAAACATGTCTTGCATAAATCCAATAGTATTTTTTAACTGCCCAAGTCTTTCATTAAAGTCCTTTACCAGTGTATCTAGTTCTCCTTGAGCAGCATTGATTTGTGCATTAGTGGCACCCTTCTTAATTAGACTATCTAATTTTGACTGGGCAGTGCTAATCACATTCTCCATTAACTTAAGGTTGTCATCAGAGCCAATAGCAAAAGCGGTAGCAGGATCGTACTTACTTTTAATTCTTGCTTCCTGAACTCTGTCTTTTTTAAATTGTGCAATATCTGTTTTTATACCTGCAACCGTTGCAGCCTTTTCTTGTGCTGCTGACAAAAGATTATATCTATCAACTAGTTTTTTGAGTGTCTTATCGTTTGTTCCATTAGCAATTGCTGCAGCAATGGTTTTATCATTAATTAAATCATAAGCATTTGCAACTGGCACACCAAGACCAGACAACTTATCAAATGCAATTGCTTGATCTTCTATTGCTTTTGAACCTGCCTCCATGCTTGAGTTCCAGTCACCCATAGTAATTGAATTTAATGCTTCTTGAATATTTTTAGCATCATTCTTTAGACCAATAATGTTACCTTTATTGTCAAACTTGAATAATGAGTTCTTTCTTTTTTCATATTCTTTTGGATCCATGCCAACAATTAGTTCAATAAAATCCTGACTACCGCCTAACTTCCTAATATCGTTTTCTATACCGCTAAACACATCAATGGTCTTCTTGCCACCAAAGAGTTTATCTAAAGCC